AAATTGCTGTATGGGTTGATGATACTAAAACAAATTTTAATCCATTATATGTACAATTTCAAGAAGAATTCAATAATTTATTACAAGAAGTAAAAGAAATTGAATATCATGAATTTAAATTAGAAGAATTTAATGATGTTAAAACATCAGATAATTATATTATATTTTACAAATTAATTCAAATAGATTAATATATTATTTACTTATAATATGATATTTATAAACCGCTAGCAGTAGCGGTTTTTCTCTTATCTTTCCATATTTATAATAAAACTATTAAATGGCATTAACTTTATCTAGTGCGAGTATAGCAACTGGCGCAACTGTACAAGCAGCTCAAATAACTCAATCTATTGATGCCTTAACAGGTACAGTAGCTTATGATATAACAATAAGTGGTTCATTAACTGTCACAGGTTCATTAAATATGAATGGTACATTGAATGCTACTTCTTCTAACGCAGTTTCAGCTTCATATGCTTTAACAGCATCATTTGCTGCTACTCCAACTGTATCTGGTATAAGTGGTATTTCAGGTAATTCAGGTGTCTCTGGTCTTTCAGGTCGCTCAGGCATCTCAGGTTTATCAGGCTTAAGTGGCATCTCAGGTATATCAGGTATTTCAGGTTTATCAGGAATATCAGGTTTATCAGGCATCTCAGGTCTTTCAGGTATATCAGGTTTATCAGCACTTGTAAGTTGTAGTTTAGCAGTAAGTGGTTCAACAACAGCTCAAAGAGCAATTACAGCTACATTTTCAAACCCAGATAGTTCACCATTAACACAACCACAACAATTAATACATTGGTGGACTAGTACTGTAGAAACTGGATCCGCCCAACAAGCATCAGGAACTGTTACTTATTTAGTAGTTTCAGGTAGTAATATTGTACCTATAGCAAACTCAGGTTCAATTAATCATGCTGTAACAGATTCAAGTGGTAAATTTGCTATACGATTAACTAATCCAAACACCCCGGGCACCGCCACTATTTGGTTTAATACAGAAGTACAAGGTATAATATACTCAATAAGTACAACATTAAGTAACGCTAACCCATCATAATTAAAATAATATAAAAGTCATGAAAATAGAAAAATTAACAGAATCTGAAGTTTTATCAGTAAAAGAAATTCAAAAATTAAGAGCTGAATTAATTGATAAATACGGATTAATTGAAATGTCAATCCAAGATTTAAAATTACAAAAACAAGAAATAACTGAAGAACTTAAAGAAATTAAAATAACAGAATTAAAATTAAGTCAAGAACTTCAATCAAAATACGGTGTAGGAACTATTAATATAGATAGTGGAGAATTCATCGGAAACGAATGATTTTAAACCCTTTTAATATATTTATAATAAACATTAAACTTATTAACAAATAACATGGCAGAAACATTAATTTCCCCTGGTGTATTAGCAAGAGAAAACGATTCATCGTTTATCAGACAACAACCAGTTAACGTAGGTGCAGCAATTATCGGTCCTACAGTTTTAGGTCCCGTTGAAATTCCAACTGTTGTTACCTCATACAGCGATTACGTAAATAAATTTGGTGCAGGATTCCAAAGTGGTAGTGATAATGTATCATTCTTCACTTCAATTGCTGCTTATAACTACTTTAACAATGGTGGTACATCATTATTAGTAGCTAGAGTAGTAAGTGCAAGTAACACTTGGACACCAGCAACTAGTACAGCGATTTTAAATAATGTAGAAAGCGGAGTATTAAACACAGGTTCTGCTTTAAGTAACATTTCTACTAACTCAACAGCATCAGTTTCAGGTACAACAGGTAGTTTAGCTACAGGTAGTTACATTTACTCAGGTACAACAGGAGCAGGAGCAGTATTTAGTATTGTTAAAACTAGTGGCTCATTAGTAACTAGTATTACAGCTACTACAGCAGGTACAGGATATAATATTGGTGATACATTTACATTCTTATCAGGTTCAATTGGAACAGTTGGTAACGTAGTTGCTACATTAGCTGCTACTGATATTGTAAATTCAACCACTCCAGCATTTGTTTTAAAAACATTATCTGAAGGTATTATTATGAACAGTTCTTCATCAATAGATGTAAGTGGTTCATTAGCTTCAGGTTCAGCAGATAACATTAGATATCAAATTTCAAATGCAGATACAGCATCAGGAACATTTAGTTTATTGATTCGTCAAGGTAATGATAACACAAACAATCCAATTGTATTAGAAACTTGGACTGGATTGTCATTAGATCCATTTGCTGCTAACTTTATTTCAAAAGTATTAGGAGATCAAGATCAAAACTATAATGTAACTAATAATCAAATTGAAGTATCTGGTTCTTATTTTAACGCTTCACGTTATGTAAGAGTTTCAGCAGTAAATACTCCAACTCCATATTATTTTGATAATACAGGAGTAGCTAAAGCTCAATATACATCATCTATCCCAGTTAACGCTAGTGGTTCATTTACAGGTGGTATTGGTACAGTAGCAGCGGGAGCTAATTTTTACGAAACTATTGATGCTTCAAACACACAAGGTTTAGTAGGCGCTGATTATAACAATATGATCAGTTTATTATCAAATCAAGATGAATATAAATTTAATATCTTATTTGCTCCAGGATTATATAATTCAGGATATACATCACAATGTACATCAATGATTAATAATACTCAAACAAGAGGAGATAGTTTATTTGTATTAGATTTAGTACCTTATAACACTAGTGTTTCAACAGTAACAACACAAGCTAATTCAAGAAATACTTCATACGCTGCTTCATACTGGCCTTGGGTTCAAATGATTGATCCTGCAACAGGAAAAAATGTTTGGGTTCCAGCATCAACAGTAATGGCAGGTGTGTTTGCATTTAATGATACAGTAGCTGAGCCTTGGTTTGCACCAGCTGGTATTAATAGAGGTGGATTACAAGTAATTAGAGCAGAACAAAAATTACCACAATCAAGTAGAGATACTTTATATACAAACAAAGTAAATCCTATTGCTACATTCCCTGGAACAGGTACAGTAGTATATGGTCAGAAAACATTACAAACTCAAGCATCAGCTTTAGATAGAGTAAATGTTAGAAGATTGTTAATTGCTCTTAAGAACTATATTTCACAAATTGCTAATACATTAGTATTTGAACAAAATTCAACAGCAACAAGAAATGTATTCTTATCACAAGTAAATCCATACTTAGAATCAGTTCAACAAAAACAAGGTTTATACGCGTTTAGAGTAATTATGAATGAAACAAATAATACAGCAGACGTAATTGATAGAAATGAGTTAATCGGACAAATTTATATCCAACCTACAAGAACAGCTGAATTTATTTACTTAGATTTCAACATCTTACCTACAGGAGCAACATTCCCAGCGTAAGGATTAAATTAAATAATATTTATAATAAAGAATAAATAACAAAAAATAAACATGGCAGTATTAGATCCAAACGAAATATTTTTCACAGCGTTCGAACCGAAACAACAGAACCGTTTCATTTTATACATGGATGGTATTCCAGCGTATATTATCAAAGGAGTAAATGCGATAACATTAACACAAGATACAGTAGTATTAAACCACATTAACGTTCAACGCTTTGTAAAAGGTAAAAGTAAATGGGGTGCTATTCAAATGACATTATTTGATCCAATCACTCCTTCAGGAGCTCAGGCAGTAATGGAATGGGTACGTTTACATCACGAATCAGTAACTGGTAGAGATGGTTATAGTGATTTCTATAAGAAAGACTTAACATTAGATGTAGTAGGACCAGTAGGTGATATCGTTTCAGAATGGATTATTAAAGGTGCTATTATTACAGATGTAAACTTTGGAGATTATAGTTGGGATAATGAGTCAGCGGCTCAAAACATCCAATTAACTGTACAACCAGATTATTGTATCTTAAATTTCTAAACCTCCCCCTCCCGAAATACAGGATTAAGATGGCTCGCCTTTTGGCGAGCTTCTTTTTTTCTCATATATTTATATATATAAACATAGTTATAAACAAATCAAATTTATGGAAGAAAACAAATTTAAGGTCCCAACCGAAACTATAGAACTACCGTCACAAGGGCTTCTATATCCCGAATCACACCCGTTATCAAGCGGTAAACTTGAAATGAAATATATGACGGCGAGAGAAGAAGATATTCTAACTAACTCGGCTTATATCAAACAAGGTACAGTAATTGATAAATTATTACAATCATTAATTGTTACTAAATTTGACTATAATGATCTATTAGTAGGTGATAAAAATTCATTGATGATTGCTGCTCGTGTATTAGC